ACAAACTATTTAGCAGGGCTTACGATTTGGAAAACAAAGTGAATGATAAGGGATTTGTTGGTTATATAATGTATAATCCTACAACGAAACAGATAGCGTTTTCAGACACAGCGAAGGTTTCCACTACATTCAATGTTCCAGAAACTATCAATGTGAATGTTAAAAATGTTCTATCCAGTATCAATGCTACAGCGCCAGCAGGACAGCAGGTTTCCCAAGACTTGAAAAAGACCATAGAGAAGATAAAACAATTGGAAGATATAGGATTTACGCCTGTTCTTGCTTCTGAAATGGTCGTTAGAACGCTGGACAGAAGCAGATTTCCACAGACACTAATAAACAGAAACTACCAATTGCCTACACCTGTTACTTTGAGTAATGGAACGATTGCTGGAATTAGGTCTAATACATTTCCTGCTGAATTTAGGAACAATGCCTATATGGCTACACACGAGGGCGAGGCGCTTTATTCTATTGGGATAAACAAAGAATTACCTACGGATAGAAACTGGGTTTTTAAATTTAGAACTTACAATAGTCCTCAATTGTTTCGTGATGAGAGGTCAATAGGAGCAATTCACTTCTCTGACACTCTTGATACATCGCCAAAATATGATTTGTCGAATGATTTGATAATGAAAAATAGATGGGAAAGAGAGTTTGTAGTCGCAAATAACAGAGTATCAACACAAGCAAATATTAACGAAGTTGATGGGTTCGCTGATATCTATCTAATAAAAGAAGGAGGTTTGATTACTCTTTTTGCTCTAATGAAAAATACAGGAACAATGAATATGACCATTTTCACAGCGCAAAATACAGATAAATACATCCATTTTGTAACGCTATTTTCAAGTTTAGGACTTGCTGATTTTGTGATAAAAGATATAAGCTATAACATTCAATAAAACAATATAATATGAACGAAAATTTGATGATACCGAAACAGGTACAAGGAATCTTGGATGAAGTAGAAAATACACCACTTTATCTTGCGGAGCTGCCAATGGAGGCTCATCCGAAACTTCCACAATTTAACCGATTTATCCGAGTGATTAACTTGGATGCAAAGAGCGAACACGAATTTGTAATGTTCGGATATAAGCAGGTTTTAAAGGATAAGGATACAGGCGAGGAAATCAATATTCAACTACCTACGCCTGAGTGGGTGGTGTATAAGGATACTTGGAGTTACCTGCGAGGAACGAAGAATGAGCTAATCAGTGTTCCTGTGAAAGATGAAGAGGGCAAACCTACAGCAGAGATGCAGCCGATAAAGGTCAGCAGTTACAAGTATATGCTTTGGCTGATGAAAAACAACAGAGCCACGCTTTTGCAGTTGATCCAAGGGTATTTGGCTGACTTTGTGAGAACGAAAAGTGAAGAATTGGACAAGTTATGAAAAACATAGGCAAATTTATCGGTGGGTTGTTTCTGTTCCTTTTAGCGTGGATTCTATTTCTTCCTTTATCGCTGATGAATTTCTTGGCAGTGGCGATAAAATTCAAGGATTTGGGCTACTTCAAGAGTTCGGCGGTCAATTTAGACCGTTTCGGAAACTCTGAGTTCCGAACTCTTTTTAACCTTGTATTTAAGAAAAAAGGAGGTTATGAGTTCGGAAACTTTGAGGAAACGATAAGTTCAGTTTTGGGTAAAAACCAAAGAGACAACACGCTTTCATTTGCTGGTAAAGTGCTAGTGTTCATCCTTGATACAATGGACAAAAATCACTGCAAAAAAAGCATAAAAGAGATTTAAAATAAAAAATTATGATTATAGATTACTTAGAAGGAGATTATAAAACACTTATAACCACTTTATTTGTGGTGTGTTTTGCATGGATTGTGGTTATTGTAGCAATGCTCATTGACCTTTATTTTGGAGTTAAAAAAGCCAAAGAACTGGGCGAGGCGACAAGCTCGGAAGAACTCAGAAGAACCATTAACAAAGCAACTTATTATTTTGCTTTGATGGGCTTCGCTTTCTTGTTTGACATCTTTGATGTGGTAACGCCCTATTTCTTTCCACATCCGCTCGGAAGCATACCATTTGTAAGCGTTTTTGCAGCGCTTGGACTTGTATTAACAGAGGCAAAATCAGTTCGTGAAAAAGCCGAAGAAAAAGCTCGAAGACGAACAGATGAGAGCTTCAGAAAGATGCTGGAACTTATGCAGAACAGAGAAGATGTAATGAGAGAAATTGCCGAGCATCTCAAAAAAGAAAGACAGAAACAAGAGAATTAAACAGCTTTTAAATGTGTCTTAAAACAATATTAAAAAAGCAGTCATTTAGACTGCTTTTTCTATCTTTGTGATGTTAAAATTTTTTGGACATTTCGTTTTGCCATTTCAGACATTTCGTTTTGCCGATTATA